ATGATTAGCAACCTATCGCTTCTGATTTTCTGCAACATATTGTTCAACTGCAATCAATCTATTCACCAATTCTTCTTTATAAAACAAGATGATGAAAAAATTTGTGATTTTGTCTATCAAATCGAACAAGATAAGCTTTTCGGCTTGTACGTAAACCAACGTGAGGAATTTTTAAAAGATTGGGATGCGGAAGAATACGATCCAGCAGGGGCTTGACATATTCCAAAGGAGTACTTGACTGTAATAAAACCACTGGTCAATATCGAAAATTTGAAAATGAAAATTATTGAAGAATCATTCTTACTAATAGATGGTCAAGGGGAAGATGGAAAAACTTACACATATATATTAGGCCGTGATTTAACGGACGAGCAAGTAGAGCGTTTGCAACAGATGTATTCTAATGACAAGGATAAAGATGGTGTGCTGATTCAGAAAAAAGAAGGTGAGTGGGTAGCTGTTTACCAGGCTACTCCACACAAGAACCAAAATATGTAGGAAGGGAATCGGAAAAATACGAGAAGCCTTATAAACGAGTATAAGGCTTCCGTAACTAACAAATAAAATCTGTTTATAAAATTAAAGAATCGGTGTTAATTCTGAGTTCACAAATCGTTGGGCATCGATGATTACACCTGAAGCTGTTCGCCCGTAAACGCTATATAACCCGCCTGTTTGATTAGGAACAATTTCAACTTCATATTGAAACGATCCAGCTACACTTGGAGTTACAAAAGTAGAAGCGTTGGCGTTAGCCGCAAAAGGAGTTGTTGATAATAATTGTCTAGTGCCGTTGAGTCTGAAAACCCTTACTACGCCTGTTAATAGACCTCCAGTCAGATTAAGAACTTTTACACGAACGCTAGAAGCATTAGCTGGTAGATTTCCCATATTTTCGATTGGACCAGTTGTTAAAGGCATGCAATATTCACCTCCTAAAAATAATAATTTATAATCTGCAGATTACATTTTCATAGTATGTAGTAGCCGATATGTTCTCTAGTCTTTTTAATCAAGTTTCTTAAAAAATAAAAGCAAAGTATGAATTATTTAGTAGAAAATGTCCTAATAGTGAATCTGTAAACAAGGGCGAATCCATATACCAAGACATAGTACCCTAGTAGTAACACCTAATATTGTGAGAGCTATATAGTAACTAAATAATATCTCAATTTTACAGAATAAAGGGGGAGCTAACGAAATGCCTATAGACTTAAAGGTCTTACCAAGTTATGAAAATGGGAGCAGAGGATATATCGGCTGGGGTCCTGGATGGGACTACTTAACAGGCAAAAGCAATTATAACTCCAATATCAGATTCAAGACATGGAGCGATTTTAATGACGCATGGGGAAACATTAATATTGACTTTAATGATGTGTTGATAATGAAAATGGGCGTATTTAGGGACGCATTCCTATTGCTAAAAATATAGAAGAATTTATGATTAGAGAAAAATTAAAGAACGAATGAATCAAGTAGATGAAATTTTTATACAAACAGCTCGCATGGTTACAATCATAAATTTTAATGAATGTAACCAATCTTTTTTATTCATAGTTGAAACCTCCTTAAGTGTCAATTTGAAAATCGAATATCAAATCATACTGAAACTTTTAATGCATTTATGAAAACTATATTTGGGTAAATAATTTGGATTTATATAAATAAAACAATAGTCCCCGTATACGTAGTAAATCAACAACAATTTAATATCAAATATTTATCAGCCTTACACAGTTTAATTGGAAGGCTTTTATTATGGTAAATCAAGTAGTGGCACGTATAGCAGCAGAGGCTTTTTAGCGCAGGCAGTGAAAGAGGGTATCATTCAAGACTCTCACTTAAAGGACTTGCAAAATAAGCAAATGACAACTGATCGACTATTAGGTCTGTATGTAACCATTGACCAGCGACGTAGCACCACTAAATAAATGTAAGCCCATGATATTCAAATTTTTATGAGTACATGGGCTTGTTAATGAAACAAAACAGAATTGTACCCCAAATCCCATCAAAAATAAGATACAACCCAAGGGGCGATGCCTACTCATATCTATCCTCAGCGCCTGCCGCAATTTAAAAATCTGTACCCCACTTGTACCCCACTTGTACCCCAAATCAAAACATTTCTATACATTCTTATACATAGAAAGGAAAAAACCACCAAACATGCCCCACTCACCCCCCACCAAAATCCCCCCAAAAACAATCATCCCAAAATAACACCTCCCAACTGACAAACCCCCACCACTCACGGTATGATAGAACCCGAGGTGACGAAAATGCATATATCAGAAAAACAAATTGAAATCCGCTACGCAGAAACGGATCAGATGGGCGTTGTATACCACGCGAATTACATCATTTGGTTAGATGAAGCTTAGAAACATTGATATATCAACGTTTCTAAGCTCTTTTTATTGCGTGTACCCCAATTTGTACCCCAAATGATTATTGATTGCTTACGATTTTATCTAGCAGGTCGCTCGCCTCAGTTTCTTTCTTTACAAGGGAATGAGCATAAACATTATTTACTGTTGTTGGATGGTCACCGAGCATTTCCGCTACGGTAATAAGAGGGATATTGCGCGATAATAAGATAGACGCAAAAGTATGTCGCAAACCATGTGTTTTGATGAAGCGCAGATTGTGCTTTTTACAAATATAAACCATCGCATCGCGTGTGTATGAATCTTTGACAGGTCTTAGCCCCTTAACTGTAATGAAAACATAGTCATCGCTTTTAGGTTCAATCTTTTTACTCCATTTCGCTTTCTTACTCCAATCGTAGTAAGATTTCAGCTCAGCCACTAAAGTATTATTCATATGCACTTTGCGTATACCACGGCGTGATTTAGGACTACGCTCGCCATGTCTATCCCTTGTTTTTGTGATGGAGATTGTTTTGGCTACGAAATCAATGTCTGACCAACGTAAAGCCATCGCTTCACCACGACGCATGCCAGTTAATGCTAATGTATGAATAAAAGCAATGCGAGAAGGGGAACCGTCTAAGCGTGTGCAACGTAGCAAGTCATTCAGTTCCTCTTCAGAGTAGTATTGGTCAGGTCCGTTTGGCGTCGCATCTTCGTAATCAAGTTCTACAATCGGATTTTTCTTTAAAACCTCTCGTTGAACAGCATAGTTGAGCATTGCGGATAACGGTCGTAAAGTATTTTCAATCGTCGATACTTTATTTCCTTTTTCAACGAGTGGATCGACAAGCTCTTCCTGGATAATTAAATTCGTTAGCTTATGCAGTCTGTAATGACCTAGCTTTGGAATAAGATGATTTTCAGCCGTTTCAGTATAATGTTTTAATGTGCTTGACTCCCATTTTTTACGGCGAATTTGCAGATAGAGCTTAATCCAATCACTTACAAGCATCTCGGAGTTTTGTACAAATACGATTCGCTCGTCCAAAATATCCGCTTTAACATCAATCAAAGCACGTTCAGCTTCTTTTTCAGTTAAAAAGTCTTTCTTTGTTTTTTCACGTCGCGAATGGCTATTGTCATAGTATTTATACCTGTAGGCATAGCGCTTTTCACCATCCGAATTAAAATAGTAGTAGATACAATCCTTCTTTGTTGTTTCGTATTTTTCTCTGGCCATTTAACGAATACCTCCGTCTAATGAGCTGGCAGGCGCGCTAGATCGAATATATTCGTATACATGAACTTGCATCCCTCCTTTCAAATGTAATCACTAGTGGTTGGACTTACCATTCCAATATGGACTATTGAAATTTTTATTGGTGTATTGAATCAATCGCTTTTCAGCAAGCTCATATACTTCGTTAAAAAGATGTTGGACATGTACTACTGATTTAGGGGTGTAATCATACACTTGCATTTGTTCAAGTAAAAATGTGGTCACACAGGCGTGATACATAAAGTTATTTGCTTTAAACTCTTGATATTTCTGGAATAGGGGAGGCATATTGAACTGATCTCCTGTGTTCAGCAATATATGACAAAGCTCATGTGCAAAATCTTGCCATGCTTTTTCAAGTGATTGATTCTCTTTCAAAAATATATAAGCTTGACTATCAAAACATATTGCTTGGCTATCATCTGGCCAACAGAATATTTTAATTTTTAGGCGGTTGGCTATCTCATTAAAATCAAGTAAGGTAGAAGTTGTAATCCCTAATTTATGGTAAAGATGATTTATATAATCTTCGAGATATGTGTAATAGTACATAGTTATCAACTCCTGACAAAAAGGAACCTACGTTCCCTTTTTGTTTATAATAAAGCCCTCCCATTTGGAAGGGCATGAATGTATTTAATTAGCACTATCATTTAAACTTTTATCAAAAATTTGTATTAGTCGATTAATTTCTTTCTGATTTACTATAAAAGATTCCTTACTTAATAATTGTTTAGGTTCATTAGTTAGTTCTATTATCTTAATATTTTTTGTATCCTCACTTTTTTTGAAATCAATTGTAGCTATAATTCTTTGATTTGAGACATTGAAATGGGATGTTAAATTTTCTATAATAAGCTGATTGTTTGAAAAACTCTGCTCTCCAGACTTTGGTGAATCAATAACAATTGGTAGCAGTGGAGAAAATTTAAAGTGGTTTATTAATTCAATTGTTGCATAAAAACGAATAAGATTTAATAGAACTTGAACTGCTCCCGTACTAGAAAAAGTCTCTTTGGGAAGTATTTTTTCATATTGCATCATAGGTTCGTTGTAAAGTAAAAAAGAAGATAAATATTTTTTGTAGTAAGTGGTATATAAGTTATCAGCACCTTCTTTTTGTTTATTAATTTCTTTGATTTTTTTCTTTACTGATTTTAAAGTTACATTGTTTACTAAAATGTCATTCTCATATTTTAATATTTTATTTAATAAAGAATGCCTTGTTTCAGCAATTCCTTTGGACTTTGCCATAGATTCAAAACTAACTTGTTGCTTAGATTTTAATTGTTCTAGATGTTTAATTTTATCAATATGTTTCTTTAAAATCTGTTCTTTTGCTTCAATCTTATTATTTAAAGTTAAGATTATTTTATTTAAGTCTGCAATTTCTGAATCAACATCTACAATTATGATATTTGCATCGAAAATTTCCTTATCTGTAGGAGAGAAAATTTCATTACAATGAGGACATTGTATAGAGTTTTCTTTAAGAATATTTTTTTCTTTGTTTTTGCTCTTTATTACTTTTTGTAAATTATCAATTGTTCTTCTTGTAGTGGCTCTTTCATTTAATAAAATCAAAATTTCCATTTTAATTTTATTAATAATATTGCCTTCATTTTCATATTCGGTTTTTATTTTTCGGAAAAACAAAGAATCAGTATCACTTATTTCTACTAAGTTATCCATTTCTTCTTGTAATAAATTCGATAATTCTTTATTCTTTTCCATATTATTAGAATCATTTTTAATATTGTATTCTAACTCATTTTTTTCGGATAATAAAGAACTGTAATTTTCCCCATAAATACCCAAATGATAATATATCATATCATCTCTTTCTACTTTTGTGAATTGACCTAAATTTAAAAATGATTGCGGATTAACAGTCCAACCGTTGATTTGATCTATGTAATAAGGAATAAAATAGAAAACAGGTGGTGCTGTATAAATTTTTTCATTTTTTTCAATTGTAATTTCATAACCTAACAAAGATATCATGGCTTCTTTGAATTCTGAGTTTGATGTATATAATGTATTTTTTTCTTTATGATTAAATAAAAAATAGCTACCATTACGTACAATTAAATAATCATTTTTCATATAGGTGAAGGTTACTATGGTGATTAAATTTTTGATTGGTAATTCTCCAAATTGTAACTCTGCTCCTAATGTATAATAAAGAGATTTTAATATAGTGGATTTTCCTAAACTAACTTCAGAGCTAGTAATAACATTAATTCTACTATGAAAAGTTGTATAATAAGAAAGTTTCTTTTGTCTATCAATGATATACAAACTTTTAAAAATTAATTTATTCATAATAAGTCTCCTTAACTTGTATGTAAATAGTTTTCAATAGCCATAATTAACAAAATTTTGTACTCGTACTTATTGAAAATAGGATTGCTGTTTATTTTATTTTGTAAAAATTCAAACAGTTGAGATTCTGTTGTCATTTTAGATAGTTCATCTAGATACTCATTATCAATTATTTCGGTGATACTCTTTATTTCATCATCTACAAAATTATTAAAAGAATATAGATGAGATTTTACTGACGAAAATGCTACGTTATACTTTCTCTTCTCCAATAAATTTACATTTTCCAAATATTTATCTTCAATTTCTCTAAAATTAAGTTCTACAACTGTATTAGCACGTTGAATCAATTCAAAAAGGTTCTTTTTTGAAAAACTTTTATTTGGGAGAATATCATTAATATTTTCAGTTAATTTAAATTCATAGTTTTGTTTTTTTGTTAATATATCTCTAAGGCTTGAATATAATGCTGAAGAAACTCCGAGACTTAAATTGCTGTTAACATTTTCTAAAAACGTGCGAAATTCTGCTTTTATTACCTCTTCATGATTAATAAGTCTGATATCCCAATGATTAAAATAGATTGAATCAGGAACATCATTAATTGCAATTGCTTTATTTTTGTTAATATTATCTATAATATTTTGAGAAATTACAGTATTTTTTAAAGGAAGGTGTCCTTCAATAAATTCATGCTTATTTCTTTTTAATACATAGCGAATAGGATAATTACAAATCAAATATAACTTATCAATTTTTTCAGCTTCTATTTTTTCAATATGTTCATATATGTTTTTGAAAACATCATCGCCTATCAATCGGCTTAATTCATAGTATCCATTAGAATCTGTTGTTTTAATTTGATAGGTTGTAATCTTCTCCTGCTGGTTTATATTATTAATAATAGCAACATCGTCAATAATATCTAAAATGATAAGGTAATCATTGGTATTTTGAACCATTTGATGAATGGCGAATGAAATTTGAATCATTAATCGATTCGACGAACGTGAACCGCTATTTTCTCTAGGTTGATAGTTGTTTTTTTCAAAAAGGCTTGTCATATCTATTCTCCTTATATTATACCATAAAAGAACACGCGTTCTGTTGTTTTGGTTTTTATATATATAAAATAATTTCAAAAATAGATCATTAGAGTTATTTGGTTATATTATTTAATAATACTTGTGGAAATGTATTTATATAAATGATAAAAATAATATAAAACATAAATTCTTAATATTTACAATAATGGTGAGTTTAAAGGACATGCTATATACATGTCCTTTTCATAGATATTATTATGTTACTTTTAAGGGTAAATTAAAAATCGTTTATTTGGCTATTTCCAAATAACGATTACAACTCTCCATGTTCCTTCAAAATCTCCCACATCTTCCGCAGCTTCTCCAAGTCCTCTTCCTTCGACTTCGGCAACTCCATGTACCATTTTTGCAGGGTAGGGTTGTTGGCGAAAGCTTGGAACTCGGCTTCGTCTTTTTCTTGTTGTGAAGGTAGAAATGGGTTATCTGTATTACCAAGTAAATAATCTGTTGTTGTGTTTAAGGTATTAGCTAAAAGTACAAGCATTTCATTAGAAGGAGTACTATATCCATTTTCATAGTTGCTAATAGTCCCTTTAGTAGTTTGAACTTTATTCGCTAATTGTTCTTGAGTCATTTTTTTAGCTTTACGAGCTATTTTCAAACGATGATCCAACATGAAATCACTCCTTGTACAAGTAAATTGTACTATTTATTTAAGATGTGTGCACAAATAAAATCAAAAGTACAAAAAAATCATACAAAAGTATTGACGTATGAGATTCTTGTTGTTAATATTGAAGTACAAGTTATTCATACAAAGGAGGTTATACCAAATGAAAAACTTGAATTTAATTACTGCTAGAAAAAAGAAACAGCTTACTCAAGCTGAATTAGCAGGCTTACTTAAAACTGTTACTAAGGCTGCTATATCGAATTGGGAAACAGGATACTCAAAACCTAGATTAGAAGTAGCTTTGGCTGTTTCGGAAATTTTAGAGGAAGATGTAGCCTTTTTATTTGGTTACAATGTACAAGAATCTTGTACAAAAAGTCATATTATTTCCTAAAATAAGCTTTCTAATAACTCACAGAAAGGGGTGAGAACATGGAACAACGACTGAATAAGCTCGAAGAACGAGTAATTACATTGGAGCAATCTTTAATTAAACTTGCTTTTCTTGAAGGTGAAACAGCAGGGAAGTTAGCTGCGGCAACAGTAACTTCCCAAGAAAAATGTTCATTATGTTTGGAGAGCTGCGGCACACTTCATTGTGATGATGACTCGTATATTTGCGAATATTGTGCTCAAATCATGAATGATATGGGAAATGAATTCGATTAGAAAATTAGTCATTCCAAATATCTTCAAAAATCTTAATTTCGTACCTAAGTGCTTTTGAAAGTTCAGGATCTATTTGTGTTCCTATATGCAATTTACCTGTTTTTGTGTTGAATACACAAAAAGCAGTGTCTGGCGGATATGGTTTTTCATACGATGCTTCAGACATTAGCGTCAGGATAGGTTTAATATTTCGTTCTGTAATTTTTTCAGTTGCACCTTTAAAAAACAGCTTGATTAAATAGGGCTTTCCATCAATGTACAAGCCCACTTCTGCTGTTGCTCGAACGACAAGCTCTCCATCTGATTTCCATATAGCTTTAGGAGGAGTGAACCATTGAGTGTCTTTATTACGAACAAACTTTTTGAAAGATTTGATAGCTTGTGAATAAGAATCAACTTTTTTCTCATGAACTTCCAATAATAATGAATCTAAAGAATCTATTGGCAGATTTTTTTCGTAGCATAACTTGATTCTGTCACGTAATTGTTTCCAATGGTCTTTAGCCGGATGATACTCACCTTGATTTTTAATTTTATTTACTGCATTCATTTTTGAAAGCATCGTTTGCTTTACAGTAAAATCGATAAATTGTGTTAAACCAACAGATATTTTTGGGTTATCAAAAAAGAAGAACATATAACTCACCTCACTTTCTATAGGTTAATTATACCATATGAGGGGAATTGGAATTAACAAATCCCATTGTTTAGATACTTGTCATAACGCTACTTAGTTAGAAAGGGGTGAAACAACTCCCATGAGTAAGCACATTAATGACCCAACAAAAAAACTGTATTGGGATATTGATGACATTATTGCAGTAATGCCATACCAACGTTCATTTTTAATCAACCATGTGTTAAGTGATCCACGAATCCAGCGGCTTGAAAAACGTTTTGGACCACGTAGCAAAAAGATATGGCCGCGTGAACAAGTGACGGAAGCTATACACAACATCATTGCAACCAAATGGGAATAAAAATAAACGGCTGGCAGGCGCGTTGAATAGGGGAATGAACACCCTAAATTATGTTGCATTGATGTTACAAGATAGCTTGTTTCTGAGATTAATATAACGGTTATATCAAATCGTTAGTAACACATTCTCGACTATAGTTCATTTTGGACTTTTTATAATCGATTTACGACTTTTTGAGAGGGGGTGAAGGCGATGAGATCTTTGTCCCTGGGTATTCCAAAGTTATTGAAGAAAATTAGGAAAGACGCCAAGCTAACGCAAGAAGAAATTGCATATGAGCTCAACATGACACAATCGCACGTCAGCAAATACGAGCAAGGACGAAAAATTGTGGATCTCGAAACATTTCTGCATTGGGCACAAATAACGAATTGCGAAGCACAAGTGGCAATAGCCATGTTTGGAGCTGACGTAATAATGCAAGCAAGCCAATTGGTTTCCGTTGTACCTGCTTTTATTACAATCCATCTACAAATTTTTATGTGATATGTGAGGTGAAAAGTATGACATTAGAAGAATATCGCGCAGAACTAGCTAACTTAGAGTACATGCGTGCTAACACAACTTGTAAGGATTGCCATGAACGATTACTAAAAAGAATCTATGTGACAAGGGCAGCGATAATAAATTTATCAAAGCGTGAAGTGCTATTGGCTGATTTAGAGCAACGCGGGGTAGCTGCGGAGATCGTCAAGCGTTTTAAGGTTGAAAAATCAGTTGTACCTAATAATGGGGTGGTGAAGCGTGTTGTTAAAGTGGCTAGGTGACTATTTTTTTGGTATCGACGATTGGAGGGAATTGAATGATACAGATTGGACGTATCTCATTTCATTAGCAGTCGGGGTAGTGTTTTCATCAATTTTAATAATCGTGTTTTGGTAGGTGATAAAAGTGAATGAAATCAAAATCACATATGACAAACAGGGTCGTATGAATTATCATCCTGATTTTCATTTCGCACATGGAGAACCATTTGGAGCAAAAGAGTTGGAATATCTATGCAAATTTTACGAGTCGGATTGAGCTGCAAATATTTCTTTTGCGCTTGGACGAACAGAAAGCACGTTGCGATCAAAAGTTGGAGCATTAAAGAAAAGCGGTCTATTCGAACACTATAAAAATCTTAATAAGTTTTGGTGAGGAGGAATCACATGTTAAAAATTACAGGGGCGGCGACGCTCAAAGTTCAATACGAAGTGGATTTACCAATAACGGAAGCAGCGTTCGAGGCAATGCTTACAGATCGAGCAAAAATATTAATTGCGGAGGCAATTAAATCGCAGGCTAATCAGGATGCCCAGACAAGCAATATAGATATTTGGGATTACAAGGAAGTGCAGGATGAACAAATTAATGCACTACAGGCGATAAATCATTATCTAACACATGGTGAGCGTGCGGATGGGGTTTTACATCATATTGTTACAAGCGAGATTAATAGCCTACAGGAAATGCTAGAAGGTAATGATGGGATGAGTGTAAAGGAAATTAGAGCTCAGTTTGTAGATCTTCACCGCCAATTGTTAGCTTCGCAACAAGAAAACGAAAAATTACGTAAAGCAATGGCAGGTGAATCAAATGATTAAATTTTTCATGACGTTTTTCAAACGATGGACAAGCTTGACGACTAAACAAAGGCTTGTATGTATCTCAAATTGTATAAAAAAATAGCTACTCAATCGCACCACCGATATAAGTAGCAAAGGTTTTGACTACAGAGTCTATTATATCACATATCGCAGGAGGTCACTATGAAAATTGAAATCACCTTGCAACAAGCACATTTAAAAGCGGAAAACTTACAAGAAATGCATATGTCAGATGTTATACATGGATTTTTCAACGTTTTGACAGGCGGGCAAAAACGTCTGGAACAACAGCAACCGCAAATGGTTAAACCACATTATGCTACGCCATTTGTACCACCTACACAACCAATGGATGTAATAGTGCCACTGATAAAAGCAAAATCACTTGCGGGTGAAGTGTCATCGGGGAAAGCGACAGAAAGTGCCCTGCGTTTCTATAAGGAAAATGGTTTCGGCCTCTTAACTCCACACATTGCTGAAGGCATAGGCAAGTGGGTAGCCCAGGTAGGAGAAGACTTAGTTATCAAAGCTATGAAGCTAGCAGTAGAGAAAGATATCATTCGTTGGGCATACGTTGAATCTGCTCTTAAAAGTTGGACGCAAGAACAAGCGAAACCATCTGAACAGCCGAATTTAACACCTGCGGAACACATCGTTAAGGAGCGGCGAGTAAAGCAACAAGTCGGTATACAGCCTTTACCAAAAGCGTTGCCTAAAATCGATGCTGACCGCACATTGCAAGTTTCAATCGCAGAATCTTTAGAAGCCAAAGAAGAGCAAGAGCATTGGAAAACAGGCATTAAGGTGGAGGACGATGGAACAAAACGCTACCGCTGTTATTATTGGTGCGACTGTTGCAGTAAAGGGAAAAGATATATCCATGAGCATGACGAGATTATTACTTGTCGTGAATGTGGCCAGGAGCTGTATGTAGAAACTGCAACGCCTAATTATCAAACAAACGGGCTTCCTGAGCGTGATAAATTCGGAAATTTCTTTATTGCACGTGAAGTAGCGACTTTAAATAACGATTAAACAGCAAGACGTTTGCGAGTGCAATGCTCGCTCTCGTCAAGCAGCTTAAAAGTAGCACAGGTTAGCGTGCATCCCCCTCGCTTTTAAGTTGCTTGATGGGATAGATCCATCAAGAAAAACCTAACGCGGGAACGTTAGGTTTAGTGTCATATGCAAAATTATACGTGTAACAATATTTTAGCGTATGACCGCCTTTAAATCAATGAAAAGGAGGCATAACAATGATTTTTTCAGAAAGCAATTCAAATATCGCTGCTGCTCTTGCAAAGTCGTGGGCAGCTATCCGAACACCTAAACATAATAAAACTGTGAAAGTGACAACAAGGTCAGGTAGTTCATACACGTTCGAATATACGGACTTTGCAGGAATTTTAGATGCAGTACGATCCATTTTTATCGAGAACAAGCTTACGATTATGCAAAACAGCTATACACAAATGGAACACGATAAAGTGTTCGCATGTGTAGAAACAATTATCCTGCATGAGTCAGGAGAGTTTGCGAAGTCGTACCCATTGAAGTTTCTAGCGGCGCAAAACATGCAAGACTTCGGGGGGCAAATTACTTACATGAAGCGTTACAGCTTGGCATCGGCGTTAGGCATCGCGACGGAAAAAGATGATGACGCAAACGGTATGAGTGGCAACGATTATCAATACGAGCACCAGCAGCCACGTCAGCAATCACCACAGAAACAACAACCGACCGGACTTATCACACAACAGCAACTACAACGCTTGGACAAGGTACTGCTGCCGCTCGCGGAGTCGCAAGGCATGAGCGCGGACACGCTTTACAATAACAGCTTGCTAAAGTGCAAGATTGCTCAAAAGCCATCTAATCAATTGACAACGCAGGAGGCAAGCGTACTGATTAACTATTTAGACGGTGTGGCTAAAACAGTGGCACAAAGGGCGCAAAAAGCAACACAGGGGTCACAAGAGCCTACCGAGCAAGATAGCCAGCAACAGCCTAACAAAATCACGCCAGGGCAATATAAGGACCTAAAGGCGGTACTTAATGCGGCAAGTACCCGCACAAAAATGGACAAAGACGGCGTTTTGTATTATGCCAAGATGCAACTAGGTATAGAGGACGTTATTTTGATAGACAATTTGAGCCAGGATCAGGCCGCAAAAATGATTGACCTAATTTCAAAAATACCTGCAGCAAATACTGTTTGATGTCAGTGGGGAGGGAGGTAGGAAGGTATATGCAAAAAGTAAGGCACTTTAACCGCAAAACTGTTCAAGGTTTAACCAAGAGCGACTTACTAATAAAGGTCAATGAAAGTGAGTTGCGCGGTTGGCAAGTGAAAGGTGAAATAAAACAACTTTCAAATGGACATTGGGCTTGCTTGATGGTCCAAAACACATAGTAGCAAGGGAGGGGCTTCCTCATGAAAAACATAGTAAGAGTGGAGAAAAATAAGGACTACACAATCATTAACAACACGTCGCTGTATGATGAGCGCCTCAGCTGGAAAGCAAAAGCGATTCATGTATTTATGTTGTCTAAACCAGATGATTGGACATTTCATAACATTGAGCTAATGAAATGGGCAAAGGACGGAAGAGATGCCTTTGCCTCCGGGCTCAAAGAGTTGAAAGATCACGGCTATGTAAAAAAGGAAAGACGACATGGAGAAAATGGCGAATTTGATTGGGTGACTGTTGTATACGAAGTACCAACTTTGACAGATCAGGAGCAGGTGGACGAAACAAACAATCCGCCATTACCTGATTTACCATGTACGGAAAAACCATGTATGGATAAACCGTCTACGGGAAACCCATATACGGTAAAACCGTTTACGGAAAACTCGCAACTACTAAGTACTGATATACCAAGTACTGAATTACTAAGTACTAATAAACTAAATACTGAATTTAAAAATATTAATAATGATGATGAAAAGGCTACGCCAGCGCCAACAAAACAACCAGAAAATGCCTTCACGTTTTATCAAGCGAATGGATTCGGCGTTTTATCATCCTACGTCAACGAAAAAATTGGAGCATGGATTGATGACGCAGGAGAAGAGCTTGTTGTTCATGCTATGAAACTAGCAATCGAGAATAATGCAATCAAGTGGAGCTATGTAGAAACAATCTTGCGCGGATGGTCACAAAAGCAGATTAAAACTGTAGAGCAAGCGGAAGCGGAACAACTACGCTTCGCCGCTGAAAAAAATAAGAAACAAACACAACCATACTCACGCAAACGTGGAGGAGGGTATGGACCAAAAAGAGAATTAGTGCCCGAATGGTTCCACAAAGAACAACAACCTTCTGCGGCTATTGAAGTACCAAATCCTATAAACGACGAAAATATAAACTTCGATGCAGAATATCAAAAATTACTTACACAGCTGCGCGGTGGTGGTTCAGAGGGAGCGAGAAAATGAAGAATAAACCACACGGGAACGTATTTCCATCCTTGACGGCGCTCTTCGAAGAATATTCGATGCCCTATAACCAGATTGTGTACGAGGACAAGCAGTATAAGTTTATAAAAACCATACGTAAAGCGGATGCACACATAGATGTCTATCGAAATAAAGAAGACCAGCATACTGTGAAAATTCATCTCGTTGACAGCAGGCCATACTACATTGACGCGTACTATCGAGTAGAGGTATTACATGCGATTGTGTAAAAGGTGTAATCGTGTATTACGCAGTGGTAAGTCAATTGAACGTGGTTATGGACTAACTTGTTGGCACCATCATTTAAACGATTTGGAGCAGCAGTTTTTAAAGATGCAGCTAACGATAGACGACATATTGAACATGGATGAGGAGGAACGAACAGATGTATAAAACATTTCATAAACCAAAATCGATATCACATGCCAATCGTGGCAGGCACTTAGAACGACTAATTGACATGTCTAATACAAAATACCGCAATGCAGGGCTTGCAGATATACGCAAGATTCCAACACCTGTTCAAATTACAAAGTCGATAGGCAGTCGCATTGAAGGACGTAAGGAAAAAGCGGAATGGGTGGACTATGCGGGCATCTGTAACGGTCAGGCAGTCGTATTCGATGCGAAAGAAACGAAGGGTAAAAGCTTCCCTCTCGCCAATTTACATGACCATCAATATGAGCTATTGCAATCATGGTATGACAAGGGCGCCCTTGTATTCCTGCTAGTCTATTTTTCGGATGTGAACAAGTTTTATAGATTGCCATTCACGCCTATACAGGAAACGTGGCAAGCCGCAAAAGTAGGTGGGCGTAAGTCAATCCCACTTGCTACGTTTGAGCGGCAGGCAGATGAAGTACAGTCGGCGGATGGTTACGCTCTGCATTACTTGTTACCGTTCATTTAGTGAGGTGAATAACTTTGTTGAAAGCACCGCAATTTTACATTGAGCAAAGTATACCCAAAGCGCGTTGGATGTACCCACAGAGGCAATATAAAGCTCGGTTATTAACGTTACCACGTGCGAACGATGAAGGGCTTATGTATATACGTGTATTGAACGATGAGCAAGCTACAGCTTATCAAGACGAGGCGATGCAGCAGGAACTAGGTACCTATGCATTGCAAGATTTTGAAAAAATCAAAGAGCTGCCAATTGCAAAAACGGAAGCAGCCTACCCTAAAAAGTTTTTGGCACGTGTAAGTGATGGCCGTAACTATAACTACCGAATCGGTGACGAGTACATTATCAGCGAGCCACGTGCAGACGGATATTATAGTGTGTATTTAAAAAGCCGCCCTGACCATGCACCAGTAGGCTCATACATTAATAACTTTTTTGAGATAGTAGCAACGTTTGAAGCGGAAACACAAATGGTTGATAGTGTGCACGATTTAACCGAAAATGAGCAAAAAATAACGCAATCTGTGCACGATATACCAAAAACAGCGCCTAAAATAACGAAATTGGTGAACGAAGTACCAAAAAAGAAGAACGTTTCACAATCAAAACAATTTGAACAACTAACTTTATTTTGAGGAGGAATTGCTATGAATACATTGCAAGTAGTTGAACAAAAGATGGTGCCATTTGGTAATGTGGAGCTTTTAGCAGTAAAAATGACAAATAAAAAAATTTATGCGGCAGTGAAATGGGTTTGTGTAGGAATTGGTTTAAGTGATGGACAAGCGAAGCGACAAGTTGAGAACTTGGGTAAAGATATCGTGTTAAAGCAAGGTGTCGCAAATTTGCGCCTCCCGACGAACGGTGGTATTCAAGAAGTTTTATGCATCGAATTAGACTTTTTGCCATTGTGGCTAGCTAAAGTACCGATTACGCCACAAATGCAACAAACGAATCCAATCGCAGTAAACAATCTAGTTAACTATCAACTAAAAGCGAAAGATGTACTAGCGGCTGCTTTTGTTAATGGCCCAAAGCCATTAACTGAACGAGAGCAATTAAAAGCATCGATGCGCTTATCGTTGGAAATGTCGGAAGAAGTCGAGGCGCTAAAAGAGGAAGTCAGTGGGATGAGAGAAGATGTTGAGCAACTTAAAGACAATATCTTCATCAATAGTTCACAGGCAAAAGCAATCCGTCGAAAGGTCGGAGAAAACGTATATGAGGCATTAGGCGGTAAGGAAACACATGCATTCAAAACGCTAAAAACGAAAGCATTTGCGGCATGCTGGCGAGAGTTCCGAAATTATTTTGATATCAGCGAGTACAGAGAGCTACCACGCATTAAATTTGAGGATGCGATGCGTTTTCTAATCGCCTGGCAACCGAATACGGAACTACGCTTAGAAATTGAACACTATAACACGCAGCTACAATTGCATTTGGTGAAGTAATGCCAAGGGAGGGACAAGCATGAGTATACCACGCATTTTGCATTATCCAGGTAGCAAGTGGAGCATGGCAGATTGGATTATTAGCCATATGCCAGAGCATTCAACTTATGTCGAGCCGTTCTTTGGATCTGGCGCAGTGTTTTTTAACAAAGAAAAGTCACCTATCGAAACTATAAATGATATGGATAGCCAAGTGGTAAATCTATTTAGGGTAATTCGTGATTATCCGGACCAGCTAGCACGTGCAATAAATTTCACACCATTATCACGTGAAGAATACTATGCGGCATATGAAACGGATCCGGAAAATCAGATTGAAGACGCACGCCGCTTCTTAGTACGTTGCTGGCAAGCAATTGGGGCTAAAACATCTGACCGAACAGGATGGCGTAGTTTGATAAGTGCGAACGGTCCGGATACAGCTAAGGAGTGGAGCAAGCTCCCACAGAAAATATTACTTGTTGCAACTCGATTAAAACAAGCACAAATTGAAAATCAGCCTGCTACAAAATTACTTGAACGCTATGCACGTAAAGATGTGTTAGTTTATGCTGATCCACCGTATGTCATTGAGACACGTACAAAGCGGCATTATAAACATGAAATGACAATCGAGGACCATATCGAATTGTTAGAGATTTTAGACGCCCATCCTGGTCCAGTTCTTTTAAGTGGGTATGCACATGATTTATATGATAGTCGCTTAGGGCATTGGCAACGTGAAACCCGCACTGTGATGGCAGAGGCAGGAGCGAAACGTGAGGAAATTTTATGGATCAATCCAGTGGCGGCAAACAGCGGCTACAAACAACAAACGTTATTTTAAGGAGAGTGCAAAATGAAAGCAATCACCATTACACAACCTTGGGCTTCACTGATTGCCCTTGGTGAAAAACAGTTTGAAACGCGCGGATGGTCAACAAGCTACCGCGGAAAAATTGCCATTCATGCTGGTAAGAAAGTAAATGAGGAAGCGTTTGAGGATTTCAAAGCCATCTTTAAAAGGCATGGCATTACATCGGCGAAAGAACTACTTACAGGCGCAGTCATCGCTACAGCTAATTTAGTAGAGTGTCATAAAGTCACCAATGAAGATCATGAAAACGATATAGCAATGACAGATGGGCCAAAAATCAGTGGGCAAGAATACCGCGTAGGAGATTATTCACCCAATCGCTACGCATGGGAGCTGGATAGTGTACAACACTTACCAAAGCCGATACCAGCTAAGGGGAAATTAAGTCTGTGGGAATGGGAGGAATGAGCACGAACGTATTTTAAAAATCGTTACGGTGATAAATACCAAGAAGGTAGTTGGGAGCGGTTAGACGAAAATCATATTTGTTATTTTGATGAAGTTGATTATCAACCGGTACAAATTTCAGTTTATAGCGATGGCACTGTTTCAGTCCATGTAGTATACTAAACCACTTTTATGCGGGAAAGGAGAAATAGAATGCTAGAAATCACAAAAAAGCGACCTGTAACAACACGTAAACTGCATGAATGCTTTGCATGTACACAAACGATTGATAAAGGTATTAAAGCCATATATGCAACAGCAAAGCAAGATGAGCAGCACACGCACTTTCACCTACACCAGAAGTGCAATATAAAGTTGGCCAAAAATAAAAATGCATTGTCTGATGGTGTCTATCGCGGCTGCTTAAACGATATTGAATCAACACCACAATGGTTGATGGAGGTATAAAAAACACCGCAGAAGGTTGCAGCCTTCCGCGGTGAAACATAAGTTCCCTTATGCAAAATCAAATTCATTATAACACATAGGGGGCAGTTTATGGAGAAGACAATTAATACATCTGAAAATGGCGTATACATCGTGCAGGACGGTACTATAACAGCGTTGAGCCCTAAACCATTTGGACAAGACACAATCATCTGGCAGAACGGGCAAGTGCTCGATATAGAGCGCGCGGAACGTATACGCATTAAACAAAAAAAATAACAGTCCTTACGGAAAAACCGATGGACACCAACAGACTTTGGCAATTACGCCAGGTCTATTGGTGTCTTTTTTATTTTTACATAAAAGAAAGGGAGATGGCCATGTACTTTCCGGATTTAATAGAGGAATATAAGCAGTCCTTAAAAGATTTAAAAGCTGCAGGTGGGTGCCCAAGCATGGAACGTGATATGAAAGAAGCGATTCAATGGATGGAAACGGGCTACGATCCAGCGGAGTACCGCGCGGCAACCCGCCAAGATACTTTTGTCATGGACCATCATCTCATGCAAGATTTAATCGTATACGTTGATAGCCCTGATAATATACCTAAGCACTTAGAAGCGATGGAACGTATGCTTTACGATAAATACGATGACGATAATCGTCTAGTGGAGCGTTTTGGGTGGTCATTGTATGATGAAGCAAAACGGCTAGAGAATATAAAAAATAAAATCAGATATGCTTTAAGAGGACTTACAGCAAATGAACGCGCGGCATTCGTTATGATTCGTGCTGAACGTATGTCATTTGGAAAAGTTGCGCAAGTGTTGGGTATTACTAAAAGTACGGTTCAAACGCACTTACGGCGGGCTGAATCAAAGATAAATAGCAATATCTTAAAAGAAATCGCGTAGTATGTCATACGATTACCTATATAATGATAGATGTTTTTATAGCAATTTTCTATTTTTCATCTTACTATTTAGTTGAAGTGAGAATTATGGAAGAAGAGATAGTTGTAGAGGAAATTAATCCAAATAATGATTTTGTTAACAAATTAATTGAGATGACTAGGAAAAAGGACAACCAGTTAAAAGGATTTATTGATAAAAAACTAATTAATTCGGATACCGAGACAATTAATAAACATATTGATAAGTTGAAAACTATGGATGAAAATCAGCAATTAATAGTCAAAGCTAGAGCTAAACAATTCGAAGAGACTAATGACCCATCTAAAGGTTTTCCTATTTTATTGGCGATAATAGGTATTATTCTGAGTGCGTATGCGCTACTTAGAGAGTTTACCAATAATCATGCTAGTATTATATTTCTAAGTATGTTGGTAGTCGCGATTTTCGCGGGTAGTACTACTTTGTACCTTAATAACGTTATGAAACAACGTTCTACAGCAATATACTTCAATTATTTAGTCACTAATATAAAATATGAAAATGAAAAGATTGAAAAATAAACTTCTTTCGGAATGCTTTTATTTACCTGGAAAAGCGATCAAGTTATTAGGTGTTGCATATACGAATGCAAATAAAACTTAATATTAGGTACGCCACCTATCAAGCGGATGGGTGGTTTTATTTTCTTATTTTTTAAGAAGAATGTTCCATTTTATTACCTTTATATATATATTTATAAAAGGGTGATGAAAATGAAAACTAAAGATAAAAGGGAAAATGAATTTGCTGGATGGTTGATAATTATTTGGACTACCCTATTAGTTTTACTCCTGATTGGTTGGATAATGCATGAATTTTACAAGTGGGATATGACAATAGTAGCTGCAATTATTGCATTTGTAGGTGCTGTAATCGGTGGTTCCATCACGTTGATAGGGGTAAACAAAACAATCAAAGATGGTAGGGAACGAGACAGAAGGAAGGAGTATACTGAAAATTTAGGAAAAAGGGCGGAAATTAAGCATGCTATATGTGTTGAACTTTCAGAAATGAGTGAATTATTATCCAAAAAGATTATTCATGGAATGACGCCCGATGAGGATATTACCGATGAATTTGTTTTAAATTTGTTAAATGAGCTAGATAATAGATGTAAACAAATGGAGATAGACGGTATTAGTATTGGCGCTGATAATTTTACTGCACTAAAGGAGTTAAGAAAAGCTATCGATGAATTATATCAGGTTTGTTTTGATTTAGATATTAATCCAGACCCAGATTCAGATGAATTTGAAGAAAACTATTATTTCGAAGTGTATTTTGAAAATAGCGGAAGGCCAATGATGTACGAACTCTTTGATTTTTTGTTTAAACCAATAGATATTTGTTCAAAGAGGGCCAAAAAGGATAGAGAAAAATTATTCAAAGAAGTTAATGAGCTTTCAGATAAAAGTCGGTTTGAAGAATTTTGATTTAGAAAATCGGTATAATAGTGTGTTGGAGGTGGTGGTGATTATGAAACATGGCTAGAGCAAGAGACCCAAGACGTGACCAAGCCTATGAAATTTATAAAGCTCACAACGGTAATGTAAAGCTAAAGGATATAGCTGAACAGTTAGATATATCCGAGGGAACCGTGCGCGGCTGGAAGAATAAAGATAAGTGGGACGAACGTCTTGAAGAAGAATCGAATGGAACGTTCCATTCGAAACAACCGAAAAATACGGAACGTTCCGTAAAAAAGCAACCGAAAAAAACGCAACGGAACAAATCAAATAGTGAAGAAAAATCGCAAGCAACTGTACAGTTTGAAATCGTCCCGAGTGACGGTCTCAACAGCCAACAGTTGCTTTTTTGCATGTACTACACAAAGTATTGGAATGCCACTAAAGCGTACCGAAAAGTGTATGGTTGCGACTACGCTTCAGCAATGAGCAACGGCAGCAGATTGATAAGAAATGATAAGGTACGCGATGAAATTAATCGACTGAAAGACGAGCTAGCAAACGGCATTATGCTCGATGCACGCCAAGTGCTACAAAAATACATTGATATTGCATTTGCTGACATCACAGATTTCATCGACTTTTCGCAAGTTGAATCACAAGCAACTGAAGTGACCATAACTAACGACGAAGATGGTAAAGAGGTACAAACGATCCGCACTGAGCCATTTACGTATACAAAGTTTTCTATGCGTCATAGCGATGAAATTGATGGCACGCTTCTTACAGCACTATCTAAAGGTAAAGATGGCATGTTTAAAGTACAACTTGCCGATAAAATGGCCGCGCTCAACATGCTAGCGAAGTATACCGACCTGCTAGATGAAAACACTCGCAAGAAGCTAGAAAACGAAAAATTACGCATTGCGATACGTAAGGAAAATGGTGATGAGAACGATGTTTATAAAGATGACGGCTTCCTAGAGGCATTGAAGGGAACGGAAGTGAATTGGGATGAGTAAGCGAAAGAAACCAGCTTTATTCAAATTCAAGCCGTTTAGTCAAAAACAGTTAAAAGTGCTTAAATGGTGGCAAGAAAATTCACCTCATAAAGATAAAGATGGCCTAATTTGTGATGGTTCTGTCCGCGCAGGTAAAACGGTCGTTATGTCTATTTCCTTTGTCATGTGGGCGATGGAAACATTTGAGGACGAGAATTTAGGTATGGCAGGGAAAACAATTGGTTCATTCCGCCGTAATGTATTCCAGCCGTTAAAACGAATGCTGATGTCCAGAGGTTACAAAGTAAAAGAATATCGCTCAGAAAATATGTTCACCGTCACTCGAAATGGCAAAGTGAACTATTTTTATATTTTCGGAGGGAAAGATGAGGCTTCACAAGATCTGATTCAAGGAATTACACTTGCCGGTATGTTCTTTGACGAAGTAGCCCTTATGCCGCAATCCTTCGTCAACCAAGCAACTGCGCGCTGTTCAGTTGATGGCGCTAAGTTTTGGTTTAACTGTAACCCAGCTGGTCCATATCATTGGTTCAAGCTAGAGTACCTGGATCAATTAGAAGAAAAGAATATGCTACATTTACATTTTACGATGGATGATAATCTATCTTTATCGGAGCGTATTAAAAATCGTTATAAACGAATGTATAAAGGTGTGTTTTATCAACGCTTCATTCTAGGTCTATGGGTGCTGGCAGAAGGCATTATATATGACATGTTTGATAAAGCTTTGCATGAGGTGAAAACAGAGCCGCGCAACTATACAAAATACTATGTGAGTATCGATTACGGCACGCAAAACCCTACGACGTTTGGTTTGTGGGGCTTTTGTAATGGCGTTTGGTACAAGGTCAAAGAGTATCACCATGATGGCCGTAAAAGCAATAAGCAAAAGACTGATCAGGAATATTACGAAGACTTAATTGATTTTATAGGGAATATTAAAAACTTTCATGGTATCATTGTGGATCCCTCCGCTGCATCTTTTATTGCGCTATTAAAAAAGAATGGTATGCGGGTTTTAAAAGCAAAGAATGATGTATTAGAGGGCATTCGAAATGTTGGGAATGCCCTAGTTAATGAGTTAATCAAGTATAACGACTGTTGTAGGGAAACATTCCGCGAATTTAGTTCTTTTATTTGGGATGAAAAAGCAGCTGCGCGCGGAGAGGATAAACCAGTGAAGCAAAATGACCATCATATGGATGGAGATAGATATTTTATTAACACAGTTATATTCAAAAATGGCGGTATATCCGTGTTGAAATGAGGTGCATAAATGCTAATCGAGGATTTATTTAGACCGCGCTGGCATGAGCAAATGGAGGAGGTGATTAAGAATATGGTGGCGAGCGTCATCACAAATGAGCAGGTTTTACTTAATGAAATCACTGATTGGGAGAACTCTGAGAAGCGCAAATGGATGCTCATTGGCAATAACTATTATAAAAACAAAATGTCAATTGAGGAAAAAAAGCGCGATGCAGCGTGGAAATCGAACTTAAAGCTAGTTCATGGCTATGTAAAGAAACTAGTTGACCAGAAAGTAGGTTATGTTCTTTCCAAACAGCCTTCTGTTACTAGTACAAATAAGCAGTATCAGGAAAAGCTCACTGAACTATTTGATGCGGGCATGTTAAATCGGCTACGAAAAGTAGGGAAGGAAGCTATTAACAAAGGTGTGGCTTATTTGCACCCATATTTTAATGAACAAGGTGAACTAAGTTTTATGCGCTTTCCAGCTGAGCAAGTAATCCCTTTTTATGCGGATAGCGAAAATATGCGAATTGAATCCTTTCTTCGAGTATTTGAGATGAATCACTATGAGGGTACTACGAAAAAGCGGATAAAAAAAGTGGTGCATTATCATGCAGGCGGTATCGATCATTATGTAATGGAAGGAGCTACCCTTATCCCTGATATTCCAACTGGTGGGAGACAGGGCTATCATTTTTTATATGGTGAGCAACCTGTGCTGTGGGAAAAGGTACCCCTCATTCACTTTCGCTACAACGAGGAGGAACAGCCACTAGTTGAACTGATTAAATCGTTAGTTGATAACTACAATACGCAAGCTTCTACAAATGCTGATGTTCTGGCAGATATACCGAACTTCATTTACAAGCTTATCAATTATGGTGGGGTTGATTTAGAGGAATTTATCAATGATTTGAATATTAATCGCGTGGTTAAAACTGACGAAAATGGTGATGTAGACAAACTTACTGCTGATATTCAAACAGATGCTACTGAGAAAGAGCTTGAGCGCACACGAAAAGCAATTTATGAGCTAGGGCGCGGCGTTGATACGCTGAATGAAAATCTGGGCAACGCTTCAGGCGTGGCACTGAAATTTCGCTATAGCGACTTAGATTTAGATTGTAATATGTTAGAGAGCGAAATGCAGTCAAGCATTGAGCATATGATGTGGTTTATTACCCACTATTTAAAAATGATCGGGGAAGGCGATTTCACTAGCGAGAAGATGAATTTTGTCTTTAATCGAGATATTATCACTAATGAAATGGAAGCCGTTGAAATGTGTGAAAAATCCGTAGGTATTATTGATGAGCAAACAAATCGAGAAAATCATCCATGGTACACAGCAGAAGTAGAAACGCGCCTAAAGCAACAGAAAGCTGAAGAGCGAAATGAATTGGATGAGTATCTTGAAACGATGGAGAAACAGAGACAGGCGCAATCGGGCGTGACGGATGATGAGTAGCTATTGGCAAAATCGAGCTGCACAACGTGAACTAGAATCACAGCTTATCTCGAGTAAATACCTATCACGGATGGAGGAGCAGCTACGCACCGCCCAAATCAATATCATTCAACAAATTGAAACCTTTTATGCGCGGTATGCAGTGGATAATAAAATTAGCTATGCAGAGGCGAAAAAGTATTTAACGGCGAAGGAATTAAAGGATTTTCGTCATACGACGCTCCAGCAATATAGAGCCCTTTCTTTAGAAGGGAATCCTGCATATGACCGCGCACTGAATGCGATTGGCTATCGTGCTCGTATATCAAGATTAGAAGCACTGCATTTACAAATCGAAATGCAGATGCTTGAACTATACGGCGGTAGGAACGGGTTGCAAGTCTATACTTATTCAGGATTAGGTGAGGTATATGAAAATGCTTACTATAAGTCACTCTATGATATTGCTACGTTTACGGCAATCTATCAACCTATCACAAAATTAACAAATGGTGTGATGAAAGAGATCTTAACCTATAACTGGTCAGGGAAAGAGTTCTCTAAACGTATTTGGGGGCATGAAGCCCGAACGATGACGACTATTCGTAAAGAATTAAAAAAATCATTTATGCGAGGCCGTTCCCTTCATAAAACAGCTAGGGCAATTAGCGATGCCACAGATGTGGTGTTAAGTCGAGCCGAAGCACTTGTCAGGACGGAAGCGAATTTCTTTCACAACTTAGCTGCCCAAAATTCGTATATTACAGCAGGCGTCAATCGTTATCAAATATTGGTGACCTTGGACCATCGTACATCAGAGATATGCCGCGCACAGGATTTAAAAATATATGCCACAAAAGATTATAAGCCAGGCGTGACAGCTCCCCCTTTCCATGCGCGGTGTCGTTCCACATCTGTGGCCTATTTTGACGAAGCAGAATACATGGAGGGTGAACAACGTATTGCAAGAGGTGCTACAGGGCAAACAGAGTATGTTTCTAGAAGTATGCCGTATGAGAAGTGGTATCAGCAATTTGTTCAGCCTGCTAATATAGACAAGCCGCAATTCTTGCGAATGAAGGAGAAGAAAAGCACCTGAGCTATGATAGGTGTTTTTATTTTGCTCAAAATCCCAAACACTTGGGAATATTGTCTTTTTGATGTACAGCTTGTAGACATTAAATAATAAAGCGTATCTTACTCTATCGTGTTGTTGCACGTTAAATAGGAGGTTATATGACGAAAGAACAATTAATTGCAATGGGATTAACCGAAGAGCAAGCCAATCAAGTGCTAGCTGGCTACGGAGACGTAGTACCGAAAAGTGATTTAGAGGATTTACAACGCCAACATAAAACGGACAAACTGGATTGGGAGGCGAAAACGAAAGGTATGCAGCTCAAGAGCGCCTTGAAATTAGCACTCACAGGAAAAGTACATGATATGGATCTTGTAGCAAGCCTTATCGATAACGAAAAAATTGAATTAGATGAGGATGGCAACGTCAAAAAAGGACTGGATGAGCAGATTACCGCGCTGCAAGAAGCCAAGTCTTTTTTATTTACTGCAGATGCAGAAGAAAAGCCTACGCTTCCTCAAGGGACAAAGCCTGGTGAGGGTGCATCAACTGATAAAGATGGAAATCCAAATGATAACTACGGGAAGAAAATCGCTGAGGCACAAGCGGGAGCTACACAACTGTTAACAGATGCGCGGAAAGCTTACTTTGATTAAAAGGAGTGAATTGAATGAGTAAATTTGTAGAAACAAAATATACGAACAAAAAAGAAATTTTAAAGTTTCCAGATCACTATGTAAACCTATCTATCACTGTTTCCGATGTTGGTGTTACTGCGAATAGCGAAGGAAAAAAGATTGTCCCAGCAGGCACAATCTTAGGAGGTGGATTCTTACTAAATGAATCCATTAAAGCTGTAAAAACAAACGACGCCAGTGCGGAAGGTGTTCTTTTTAATGATACGGATGTAACACATGGACCTGCGCCAGGGGCGGCTTTAATTCATGGTTTTGTAGCGTTGGATAAATTACCAGAACACCCTACTGCTGACGCCATTACAGCATTGAAACAAATAACATTTTTAAAATAAGAGAGGATGAAATTTAATGCCAACACTTTTTGATTTAGTCAATGCGAAAAACATTGCTGCTTATTACCAAAACAATCCATCAAACAGCATTCCATACTTAGGCGCTACCCTTTTTCCGCCAAAAAAACAACTTGGATTAGATTTAAGTTGGATTAAAGGGTCTAAGGGATTGCCAGTTGCTTTGATGCCAGCTGCTTTTGATGCTAAAGCGACAGTTCGTGATCGCATTGGTTTTAGTAAGATACAAACAGATATGCCTTTCTTCCGTGAATCAATGAAAATTGGTGAAAAAGACCGCCAAGAATTAAACAAATTAGCAAGTTCTGATTCGGATGCTATGGCTCAAGCAATAATCACCAATATTTATGATGATGTGTCAAATCTTGTGAATGGTGCTAATGTGCAGCCGGAGCGAATGATTATGCAGTTGCTTTCCTCAGGGAAAATCAGTATTACGGCCAATCGTCTTGACTATGATTACGATTACAAAATGAAAGACGATCATAAGGAATCACTTGCTGGCGGAGCTCAATGGAGCAACACAGATGCTACCCCAGTCGAGGACATCATGAGATGGCAGGACACGGTGGAAGATAACACTGGCACACGTCCAACCAACGCAATCATGACACGCAAAACATTTGGCTATTTATTAAAACATCCAAGCATCCGCCTAGACATGAATCCGTTAGGTGGACAAAACATCATAATGACTGATGCGATGCTGAAGCAATATTTAAAAGATAAATTCGGTCTTTCCGTGGCGGTTTATAACAAAAAGTACCGCGCGGAAGATGGCTCATTGCATAATTTCTATCCAGATGACTTCTTCACACTTATTCCGGATGGTGGACTTGGCAACACATACTATGGAACAACACCCGAAGAATCTGACTTGTTAGCAGGCCAATCGGCAGCAGACGTATCTATTGTGAATACAGGGGTAGCGATTACAACTATTAAAGAGCCTCATCCAGTAAATGTTGAAACCATCGTCTCTGAAATAACATTACCAAGTTTTGAAACAATCGATGATATTTTTATCGCAAAAGTAAATTAATAAAGGAGAGGGAACGTTCATGAAAACTTTAGTTAAAGTCCTAGAAGGCAGTTTCCCTGTCCGATATGATGGCGTTGTATATAGGGAAGGAGATGAGCTAGAGGTGCTTAGTGAACATGCTGAGCACGCTAGCTTTGAGATTTTAAAAGAAGCCAATCTCCCTAAAAAACGAAGCTCGAAAGTAACTGGCGAACAGGGGGAATAAAGGTGGATGTATTCAAAATCACAAGAAGTAAAATTCCAATCGAACAAATATCTGATGAAAAGCTGCTACTCAAAATCGAGGAAGTAGCTCAAGCTATTAAAATCTATTGCAACCGCACAGATGTACCAGAGGATCTAAAATTCGTACATGCTAACATGGTTGTAGATACAATCACGGAAAAAAAGAAGATGGATGATCCATCTGAATCTGTAGTAGCTAAGTCTGTGAAAGAAGGAGATGTAAGTGTAGAGTTTGGATCTAACGCAACTGCAAGTGAACGGGCCACATCGCAAATTCTTACCAGCTATATCCCTCAGCTCAATCGATTTAGAAAGCTGAGGCGGTAAATATGAACATCCGTAAACTGTTATCGGCAGCAAGAGCCCCAGTGGAGCTTTTATATGACCGCGTAGCGACTATAAAGCGCTACGAGGAATATGAGAAGGAAAATGGTTCAACATCTCAAAAGTGGGTTACAAAACACGAAGATGTACCTTGTCGATTATCTACAGAGGGTACGCAAACCCTTAACAATTCACTTCAAGAGGAATCTAATCGAATTCAATACGATGCCAAACTCTTACTCTCGCCAGAAGTTGATATTTTACCTGGTGACGAGATAACGGTGGAGCTCTTTGAAGATGATAAATTGATATTGACTGATGAATTTGAATCCGCGAAAAAGCCATTTTTGTACGTAACACACCAAGAAGTATTATTGACGTTGAAGGATCACGCATAATGGCGTTTGAATTTGATGAAGTGAAGAAGCTTGCAGATAATATCAAAGAGTTAGTGATTGCATCAGGTAAGATTCATAAAAAAGTGGCGGAGCGAGTAGCATTACTAGCGATTCGTAAAGTAAAAATGCTCACACCTGTTGATACAGGGGACTTACGGAATAACTGGAAGTATCATATTATCAAGCATGGTGACACCTATAAAATTGTTATCTACAATCAATTGGAGTATGCTCTCTTCGTAGAAAAAGGGCACCGCATTGTAATAGCGGGGCAAACGGTTGGTTTCGTAGACGGCCAATTCATGTTAGAGCTCACAGAAAAAGAAATGGAGCGTATAGCACCGCGTATGTGGGAACGTGAAATTGAGAAGGAATGGGGGCGTATTTTAGGTGAGTAATAATACAATAACAGATGGAATAAAGGCACTTGCAATCATGCAGATACGTTCTCTTTATCCCTCTCAAACAATCAAAATATACGATAAACCAGTGAAGCAGGGCTTAAAGGCACCTGCTTTTATTGTGCGCATTTTTCATGTGCACCAGGAGCGCGGCATGACATATCAAGCGAAACGTACCTATTCTTTCAGCGTTGTGTATTTTCCATCTACGGATGATATAGACGAAGAATGCTTGAATGTATTAGAGGTCATACAGAATAATTTCAAATATCTCGTGGATAAATTTCATGTACATGAGCTAGATGGAGAAATCGTAGATGAAACGCTTGTCATGAAATTTCAAGTAAAAGTACATCTACATGACATTATAGAAGCAATCAAAATGCAAAAATTGGAGGGTGTTGATTTTGACACAAGAGACAACGAACAAACCGAAGACGACCAAACAAATGGTTAGAAAATTTTCCAAAACAGCTTTTTTAGAAAGCGCAGCAACTACTAAAGAGCGTTTAGAGTATGAAGTTGTACTGCAAGACGGCACGATGTATACCAAAGAGGAAGCAGATAAGCTGGTTGCAGAATGGAAACAGAAAGGAGTGTGCTTCTAATGGGTGGCACATGGGAAACGCAAAATAAAGTACGTCCAGATGCGTATATCAATTTTGAAACTAACAGCTTAAATACAATGGGGCTAGATTCCAATGGCGCCTTAGCCATTCCCGTAGCGCTCGATTGGGGCGAGGTTGGTAAATTCATTAAGTTATCAACCAATACGAAATTTAAATCATTGTTTGGTAAATCGCTTGCTGAGATTTTGTCTGTCCGGGAAGCATTTAAGGCAACTAGCAACATTTTTCTATATAACTTAAACGGGGAGGGGGAAAAAGCAAAAGCAACAGCTGACGGGCTTACAGCAACAGCAATTTACGGTGGCACAGATGGAAATAAGATTCACGTAACCATCACGGTAAGTTTAGATGATTCTGCAACCCTCAAAACATTTTTTGATGGGGCACAGGTAGATATTCAAAAGGTAATGGATTTTGAGGAGGTGGAGCCGAATGACTATGTAGCATTTTCGGGAAGCCTACCAAGCACAGATGCAACGCTAACATTAACAGGCGGAACAACTGTAGCAGCAACCAATGAATCTATTTCAGAATTCGCTTCAGCTTTAGATGCACTAGAATTTAAAACAGTTGCATACGGTACAGATGATAATACAATCAAGTCCTTGCTAGCGCTCAAGGTCAAAGAGTTTCGGGAGCAGGTCGGTAAACGTGTGACGTTTGTGACTAACGATTACAACGCCGCGGATCATGAGAGCACTGTGTCTGTAAAAAATGGCGTAACGCTTGATGGTGGCGAACGTTTAACATCGAAAGAAGCTGTATACTGGTTTGCAGCCGCATTCGCCGCATCTACAGTTGGCTCACTCACATATGCTGTTTATCCTGGCGCAATTATGGTAGAAACCTTGACCAATGACGAGATTATTCAAGCATTAAAAGATGGTCATATTGTTTATTCATTCAATAATGACGAGGTTGTGGTGGAGCAGGATATTAATACATTTCGTTCTTTCACACCACAAAAAAATCAAGATTTCCGCAAAGGAAAGATTGACCGCGGTATGTCAATCATCGAAAATAACGCGCGGCATATTTTCCGTAAATACTTCATCGGTAAAGTGAATAATAATGCAGATGGTCGTGATTTGTTCAAAAAGCAATTAATGAAAACGGTGCTTGATCCGTATGTACGACTAGGTGTCATTAACCCTTATTTACCAGAAGATATTGTGATTGAACAAGGAGATGAGAAAGATGCAGTATTTGCTGTACTAGGAATTGAATTCATTGATGCAATGGAAAAATTATATATGCGTGTAGAGTGCAAGTAAGAAGGAGGTAGTAATCGATGGCAACAAATGTAATGCAAACAAAAGATGCAATGTCATCCCGTGAAGGCTTATTGTATATCGCGATTGGAAATCAAACACTAGAAATTGCAGAAATTTTAAAGTTCAAGGCGGAGATTGAATATAACAAAGTCGAAGTGAAACGGTTGAACGCTCGAATGGAAGGTTCGAAAATCGTTGGAGCGAAGGGTGCAGGAGAGATGACAATCTATTATCACCGTCCAGAAATTCGCGCAATGGCAATGGACTATTTGCGTTCGGGTAAAGCGCCAATGTTTGATGCCAACATTGTCAATGCAGATATTACAAGTGCAGCAGGCAAGCAAACCGTTGATATACGTAATATCGTACCTGATAAAACATTGTTAGCGATGTTGGATGCTGATAGTGCCGACATTTTAAAAGATGAATTTCAATTCACATTTGATGATTTCTCTATTTTAAATCAATTTAATGTGATTCAGTAAATGTACTATAAAAATCAATTGAAAAGAGGAAACTAAAAATGAGTAAATTTAAAGCGTTTATGAGAGAAAATGTGGCAGAAGCGGAACTAATTGAATTAGTTTTGACACGTTTCAGTGAGCCAATTAAATTACGTCCTGTACCATCAGAGGAGGCAGATTTAATTAATGATCGCTGCTTTAAAAATGTACCTGGTAAAAAAGGGCGCCAGGAGCGAGTGTTTGACCCTGTTGCCTACAATCGCAGAATGAATGTAGCATCTATTGTGTACCCAGATTTAAACGATACGGAGCTTCAACAATCATATGGGGTGCGCGGTGCAGAGGCGTTATACGGAAAGATGTTTTTAGCTGGAGAAGCTGCACTCATCTCAGAAAAAGTACAACAAATAAGTGGTTTAGATGATTCGTTAGAGGAGCAAATTGAAGAAGCAAAAAACTAATTGCGGGCGATGACGATGAGAACGATGGACTTGCCTTTTACGCACATGTAGCGCTTCATCGGTTTAATATATCGCCCTATCAATTTTTGGAGATGTCTAAGAAAGAACAGGCTTTTGTAATAGCTTCAATTGACATCGAGTTAGAAAAGGAAGCGAAAGCAGCGAAAAAGTAATTTAAAAAGTGGTTGCTAAACTATAAAATTGATGGTTTAATATTTGTTATAGGGACGTTATAACTTAACACCCATCCATATCACAATATTTTTTATTAAAAATAACTACAACTAAAAAGAACTTATATAATATATCTATATGGAAGCACCGTAAGATGGCGTTTAAACACGCTTTCTTATGGTGCTTTTTTGTACCTATTAAAATATATGATTGAGGTTTTCGAAAATATTTTGAAAAAGTGCTTGACACAGGAAATGAGTTTTTTTCCAATTTCAAATCAATTTTAACTATTTTTGTGATAGGTCATGATAATTAAAAATAACTCATGATAATTAATGATAGTTAAAACACTATATTTCGAGCGATTTTAGGTTGATAAATGGAAAAAGTCCGATTTGCTACAATAGGGAGTGAAAGGAAAAGTATCCGTTCGATGTGTTTTGGTTCACTAAAAGTGCACTACTTTAATGTCACTTTTTATTCCTGAAATTATGTCATAATTAGACTATGGTTCATAGAAAACTACTGTTTGTCTCTATTGTTTAGATTAATTTTCAGGTACCGGAGGTATTTAGTGTATATCTTAGGAGTAGAGCACTTTTTGGGCAACAAAAAGGCATGCTTTTCATGCTACTATATCAAAATGGTAATGTAAAAAATATCAGCAAGTGAAAGCGACCTTGCCAATCTTTTAAAATTTATATTGCAAATCAGCTCGTCATTATGTATTATATTAATTAATTTTAATAATACATAAACAGGAATACCCTGAAATGAGCTGCCACTACAGCTTTTTTCAGGGTATTTTTGTTGGTGTCACTTTTGAATTTTTGATATATGAAATAATAAAAGGGCGCCATATAAATGACACCCAGAATGTTGCTGATATAGAAGATTGGGTAGTCACAACAAAACTTTGTTGTGAGTGATTAAAATTTTTTTCGAACTGAAAGATATTTAACTTTTTATACTACAGAATGCGTGTAAGTTAGTAGGGAAGTTACTCGAAAAGGCTAACTTTTGGGGTGGTATCGCTACAGATAATCAGAAATCTATTTTTTATCTGCTTCTTCATTGTCTGATTTAGCAAGACTGTTGTTGAAATTCTGTATATTTTCTTTCAGTTCTTCAATGCTTTTGATAGTATCGTCGATATCTTTTATAAGCATTAGAATATCATCTACTTGTTCATTAGAAGCTTTGAGAAATTCAAAAACTTCTTGCATATTGCTTCTCTGATTTTTCATATCGGACAAAGCATTATCCAAACTATCTAAAGCATCAGTTCTACCTAAGAGGAAATCGGTAGAGACATTAAAAAAATTAGCAAATCGTTCTAATGTTTTAAAGTCAGGTTCACGCGTACCTTGTTCGTAGTTAGCGATTTGACCTCTTGAGAAATTCATTAATTCAGCGAGTTTGTATTGACTGAGGTTTCTTTCTTTTCTTAATTTCGCTAATATCTGACCAAACAATTAATTCACCTCTTATATATTCATTATATTTCATGTGATATATAAGATTATATATACAGAAACTTAATGTTTCCATCAGAAATCTGATGTGGAAACAAAAAGTTTCCTAAAATTGTTGACAGAAACAATTCGTTTCTGATATGATGCAAAATATAGAAACATAATGTTTCTTTTTTAGGGAGGTGAGGTTATTGGAGACTGTTTTAAAAAGCAGAGAGATACTTTATCAACTGCGAGGAGGTGAATCAAGGAATGATGTCGCTAAAAAATTGGATATAACTCCGCAAATGTTGGGAGCCCTTGAAAGGGGGGATAGAACACCATCTTTAAATTTAGCCAAAAAAATTGCTACTTACTATAACACAACAATAGAAGATATTTTCTAAAAAAAGGAGGATTTATATGAATCAATTACAGGTTATCACATATAATCATCAGCGAGTTTTAACAACAACTCAGCTTGCAGAAAGTTATGTTGCTGAAACAGAGCGTATTGTGAGAAATTTTAACCGTAATAAGGAACGTTACACAGAAGGTAAGCATTTCATCTGTTTAGAGGGTCAGAAATTACGTGATTTTAGGGCAAAGGGACAAATTGACCTTCCGCAAAATTTAAATAAGCTCTACCTTTGGACAGAAAAAGGGGCTTGGCTACATGCTAAATCTTTGAATACGGATAGAGCTTGGGATGCTTATGAAATGCTAGTGGACGAGTATTATAGAATGATTGCTCAACAACCAATTTTAACTATTGAACAGCAAAGACGCGAACATTTGAAGTTATCAATCGAAACTAGCGAGCGTGTTGATAAGATCGAAAACAAGTTGGATAAAGTGGTTAGTCAAATGCGAATTGATGGAGTGGAGCAGCAAAACATTCAACAAAAAGGAGCTTACAAAGTAATGCAAGCACTGGGCGGTAAAGATTCTCCTGCATATAACAATGTTAGTCGAAAAGTTTTTAAGGCATTGTGGGGAGAGTTTAATAAGTATTTTAAAATACCTCGCTATAGCGAACTGCATAAAGTGAAATATGAAGAAGGGTTGAACTTTATTGATATGTGGCAACCATCAACATTCTTAAAGCTCGAAATTGAAAGTTACAACAAGCAAACGCAATTAAAATTAGTAAAATAAAAACCACATTTCAAGCGGGAACTTGAAATATGGCTAACACTGAGTGACATCCACTCAATAATTCTGTGCAATAATAGTATACCCGAAAATGGGGGGAATTAAAAGTGGATGTTACTCCCATAAGGGGGATTAACTATGGAAAATCAAACAATTATACAAAAAGCATTTGGTAAAATTGTAGATGAGCGTGTTTTTGAAATCGCTTGGAGAAAAGCGGAATTAAATAAAGAGTGCATCGAATGTGACAATAAAAGACGCATTACATTTGAGTTGTTGAGTGAATCTTTAACGTCAGACAGACAAAAATATCTGCTTGAAGAACTAGAGGGTGCCTTTCATTTGTTAGAATCGATTAGGTTGGAATATGCTTATCGCCAAGGTCTACAAGATAGCCAGATGATACACAGGGAATTGGCGGCATGTGGCATTTCTGTAACAAAAGACAGTTTCAATATTACTGATACATTTTAGTGCGATTCCCAAACGTTTGGGTTTTTGACAAAATCATATGATATTTTTAAGAGCAAAGTATGATATAAATGTAGTAATTAAATTTTTAAATAGCAAGAATCAATTATAATTAAGCTAGATTGTTGATTTCTTACAGTCACTCCCTTTATAGGGAGTGCGGATTGAAATGACAGTATGTCAGTTAGATGTGAACAGGTCACTCCTTATATAAAGAGTGGGGTGAAAGTAGAGAAATACAAATAAAACGGGGAAACACTCTCAATTTTGAGGGTGTTTTTCATTAGAAAGGGGTGATATTTATGTAAAAGATATGGTTTCTCTCTTCCGAATTATGTATATTAATAGATAAGAAGGGGGAATTGGAAATGGCACAGAACAAAGTAATTGCAGGCGATTATGAAGGTAAAAACATTATGATTAGTCAAAAAGGCTTTTTTAGCAAGCAAGGAGTTTTTTTATTTACAGGTTTTACAGAAAAATTTCCTTTGAATAAAGAGACTTTAACGTCTTACGAATTAATTACTGAGGAACATCGTAAAAGCGCAGTCAGCGGCGTGTCTCGTGGACTGGTAGGCGGTGTATTGCTCGGTCCTGTAGGTTTACTAGCAGGTTTATCCGCAAAAAATAAAGGGACGCACACAATAGCGGTAGAATTTAAAGACGGGAAAAAAAGTTTGATAGAAGTAGATGAAAAAATCTATAAAATGTTTATACAACAAATGTTCTAAGCACTCATAAAGAGTGCTTTTTATTATGTTTCGAAAGGAGGAAAATATTACATGTCGGTACGTACAACCATGACGCTAACTGATCGTATGACTGGTACTTTACAAAAAGTGATGAAAGCAATGAATAGTACTATTAGAGCGATGGAGCAAATGCATAGCACCTCAAATAGAAACATGGATATGCGAAGTTTGCAACGTGCTAGACGTGATATTGAGAGCGCAAATGCTAGCTTTGAAAGATTACGTGCAAGTGCTAGATTAGCGAGAGAAGAAGGCGGAAAGGTCAAATTCTCTAACATTCCACAGGCCACCAGTGACGTGCAGCAGCTAATCAGCGCTTTAACTGGATTAGCTGCTGCATATTTCTCTATTCAAGCTCTTGCAAATGGTTTCAATAAGTTCACAGAGGCTTCAGACAATTATTCTAATACTAATGCACGGTTGGCAAATATAAATGATGGTTTACAAACGCAGTCCGAACTACAGGACAAAATTTACAGAGCCTCTCAGCGTAGTTTAAGTTCTTACAATGATACTGCCGCAAGCGTGGCCAAATTAAACCTATTAGCAGGAGATGCCTTTGGCAGTAATGATGAAGCTATCCGATTTACTGAGCTCATGAATAAATCGTTCACTGTGTCGGGTGCAGGTGGGCAGGAAAAGGCTGCTGGTATGCATCAATTAACACAGGCGATGGCATCTGGACGATTACAAGGGGACGAGTTTACGTCTATCACAGAAAACGCACCTTTATTAGCTAGAGCCATTGCCAATTCAGTAGGTAAAAGCATGGGTGAATTAAAGAAGATGTCCTCGGATGGGGAAATTACAGCAGATATTATTAAGACTGCGCTATTTAATGCTGCAGATGATATAGAAGACAAATTTAGTAAGATGCCATTAACATTTTCAGATGCTATGACTGTATTTAAAAACTGGGCACAAACAGCGTTCGAGCCTCTGTTTATTAGATTCAGTCAATTTGTTAATTCAGATGCATTCGGCGTATTAGCAGGACATGCAATGGTGTTCGTCAATTTATTTATATCGGGGCTTTCGTTTGTATTTGATGTGCTAGAAGGACTTTACAATATCGTTGGCGCGGTAGGGAAGTTTATGGTTGACAATGCAGGTTGGGTAGTTCCGATTTTGGTTGTTATGGGGGGAGTGTTAGGTACGATTGTCGCTATCTTAGCAGTAAAATATGCAGTACTCGGTTTAATTAGAGTTGCAACACTTGCATGGGCTGCGGCTCAATGGGTAGTAGACGCAGCTTATTTGGCTAGTCCCGTCACATGGGTACTACTAGCAATAATTGCTGTACTAGCATTAATAATCACAGCGATAGTGATGTGGGGTGATCAAACTGCAGCTGTTGTTGGTGCTGTAGCAGGCTTTTTCAGTGGCTTATGGGCATTTATCCAAAATATCTTCATTGGTCTAGCTAACTTAGTAATCACAGTTGCCGAGTGGTTCGTCAATATCTGGAATGAAGCAGTCTACTTGATACAGCTAGCATGGATAGGGCTCAATATTATGATACGCACCGTGCTGGATGCCATAGGTAATATGGTCATAACCGTAGTGGAGTGGATTGCGAACAAATGGAATGACGGAATATACGGAATAAAAATGGCTTTCTATACTATGGGTACGATGATTTTAAGGACAATGGGAGGAATCGCTGATGGCGTACTAGACGTGATAAATAAATCGTTAGGTGGTATTTCCGACCTCATCAACGGTGCGGTTGCGGGGGTCAACACATTCATTGGATTATTAAACAATGTTCTGGATACTGATTTATCAACAATTGGCACAGTGGATCTAAAAATCGGCAAGGGGCCAACTAATTTTGCTGAAAAGATGGCGGGACTTCTGGAAGCTCCCGAAAAAGCAGAGCAAGTTGTGTTGGATCGTATGAATACTACTCAAGATTATATGGATTCTGTGACAATGCCAACGGCTCCAACAAAGCAAAAATTTGCACGTTTTGAATACAAAGATGTTGGTGCAGCCTATGACAAAGGAAATAAAGTAGGGAAAGAATTTTCGCAGGGACTTACCGAAAAGATGGGTGGTTTAGTAGAAAAAGCTAAGAGCCTAGCAGGGTTAGGTAAAGATGATGGGAATAAAGATAATCCCTTCTTGGATCCAAGCAGTTTACTTGATAATGTCGTGAATACAGCCCCATCCGAAACAGGCCTAGGTGCTGCAGCAAATGACAAAGACAAAAAACTAAAAGGCGGAAAATTAGACAAGGTAGACAAAATTGGCGAGGTCGATTTAGCAAACGAATACCTTGAAATTTTCAAGGATATCGCGGAGGGGAAAGCAATCAACAACATTGTTTCACTAACTCCTGAAATACAGGTGCAAAACACTATTGAGGATACAACGGGCGGTGTACTCAGCAAAGTATTGGATAAAGTGAGTAACTTGTCTCTAGGACCTAAAGTACTGGATGCACCGAAAAAAGATGAAGTGGCCGTATCAAAAGAAGTACGGAATATTACGAATACGCCTATCAGCAACTCCAAACAGACTGTTACAAATCACATTACTAGCCAGCCACACATTGAATTTTCGGGAGATATCCGAGATGGTGCTGACATTGACACGATAATTAAAAAGATTATCCAAACACTGAAAGAGGAACAAGACAGATCTGTGGAGGGGGTATATAGTGGATGATTGGTATTTATTTAAGTGCGAAAAATGACAAGGAAGGATTTCGGATTCCTGTGAACCCACCAGAATTACCCTTTAAACAAGATGCGGATGGTGAGGAGTTTCAAGTCGCTTCAGTAGGTACTGTAAATGTACCAAAACCTATGAAATTAAGGGAGTTCAGCTTTTCATCATTTTTCCCATCCAGTGACACTCACTATGCAGAAACACAGTTTGTAAAGCCACAAGAGTATCTAAATAAGATAAACGAATGGATGACCAATGAAGAGGTTATCCGTTTTGTTTTTGTAGGGGGCTCATTTACAGTCAATGAGCAAGTTACAATTGAATCATTTGAATATCAACAACAGTATGGTACAGCGGATGTAGATTACACTATTTCTTTTAAAAAGTTTGTGCCATTTGGGTTTAAAAAAATGGAAATAGCGAAAAAGCCAAAGGCGGCTGTGAAATCTACAGATAAAAAGCCTACTGAAAAATTAGTCAAGAAGCAAGCGCCGCGTGAAAATTCAAAGCCTGTACCTCAAACATACAGCTTGGTGCGTGGCGATTCCTTGTGGAAAATTGCTCAAAAGTATACGGGGAACGGTGCAAATTATAAAGCGCTGCAATCTCTCAATGGTATTAAAGATAGCGATTTGCGAAGGCTCCCCATTGGGCTGAAGGTAAAAATCCCACCTGAATGGGCAGTCAAGAAATGAGGTGATGGCTATGGAAGTGCTGATTGACAATCGTGACGGAAATATTTATGAAGTACCTGTCACGTCAATTAGCTGGAAAACAGAAAAATCAGGAACGGCATCGGTACTAGATGTTACAATGTTGAATCCCACACCGTTGAAAAATAAAGTTGTACCAGGTGCAATTGTGCGTGTAACGGATGGGCAACACAAGATTTTCTATGGGTATGTGTTTAAATCAAGCTTTGGTAAAAACAGCGAATTTAAAATTACGGCTTATGACCAAATAAAATATCTGATGTATAACGATACCTTTGTTATGAAGTCAATGCAGGCTGAAGATGCCATCGCTCAAATTTGCGCACAGTTTAAACTACCTTTAAAAGTAGTTGCTCAGACAGGATATAAAGCGCCTAAAATGACAGAGGATGATAAAAAGGCTTTAGATGTTATCAATAAATACATTGATTCAACTATTGTAGCCACTAATCAAAGTTTCGTATTTATGGATGAATTCGGTGCATTAGGGCTGCATAACATTAAAGATTTAGTGATTGATCCTACAACATTTTTCATTGGGGAAGGCAGTTTGCTCTACGACTTTGATTATTCAACTTCTATCGAAGATAGCTATAACCGTATAAAGCTCGTTATAGATGATAAAAAAAAGGCTAAGCGCAGATCGTTTGTCGCAAAAGATAGCAACAATATAGCGCGGTGGGGACAATTACAGTTTTTCAAAAAAGTTGATGAAAAAATGACACCAGCACAAGTTGAAAGTTTATTAGATGCTCTCTTAGCTGTACACAATAAAGAAAAAAAAGAGCTGTCATTAAAGTGCTTAGGTGATTGGCGTGTACGTGCAGGTAAGATGGTATTTATTTTTATTGAAAAATTAGGGTTGAAGCAACTATTTTTGGTTGAAACTTGTACGCACGATTGGTCAGCAAAAGTCCATACAATGGACTTAGAATTGAAGGTGATTTAACGTGAGCTTATTAAATTTAATAAAAACAACAGCAATGGCAGCCTTCCAAGCTTCCAATCCTGTTAACATCCTTGTGGGCGAAGTCATTGAATCAAGGCCCCTTAAAATAGAAGTGCATTCAAAGCTCATCTTAACGGGTGAGTTTTTGCTTGTTGCCGAACATTTAACTAGTCATGAGCGGGTTATTTCAGGTCAAAAAATAACATTCGATGATGGACTGAAAAAAGGAGATAAAGTTATTTTGCATCGTGTACAAGGTGGTCAAGAATACTTTGTGTCAGATAGATACAAGGAGGGGGATAACTTATGGTAGTACCAACTGGCGACATCACAATTATACCTGACATTGAGGTAGAAGATGCTTCACAGCTACCAACGAGAACGTATCAGCTAGATTTTGTCCGAGGTCGCTGCGGCGGCTTTGTTGATGGTCAAAAAGCAATGGAACAAGCCATCTTTAAAGTATTAAATACAGTGCGCTTCAAACACTTAATTTATTCAGATGATTACGGCTTTGAAAATATGATTGGGCATGATGAACTGTATGTGCGCGGTGATTTAGGCAGGCGCATTCAAGAGGCACTACTTCAGGATGAACGGATAATAAGTATTTCCGATTTTCGATTGGAGTTTGTAACAAAAGAGGACGTGCTGGTCGATTTGGTTGCCCATACGATTTATGGAGATGTGCACCTGCTGAAGGAGGCGGTACGGATTGCTTGATTATTTAGAAACGCAAACGTTTGAAAAATGTTTAACCGAATTGCTAGACAGAGTGCCAGATGATGTAGATAAGCGAGAAGGCAGCGTTATTTATGATGCACTTGCCCCTACAGCACTAAAGCTTGCGGAAACTTACTGGGATATGGCAGTTTTATATCGTCGAACTTTTGCAGCAACAGCAGACGGTATTGATCTTGAAAAACGTGTCAATGAATTTGGGGTAGAACGCAAACCAGCAGGTAAAGCGGTGCGACGAGCGATTTTCACAGACCGTGAAGGGCAGCCCTTGCAAGTGGCTTTAAACAGTCTTTATCGCTTAGATGATTTAGTATATCAAGTATTAGAAGATATTGTACCAGGTGAATACAAAGTAGAAGCACAAACAACGGGAGCGGTGGGAAATCGTGATTATGGGGAAATGTTGCCACTAGAGGCGAATAACCGACTAGGAAAGGCAATATTAGCAGATGTCATTATACCAGGCGAGGACGAAGAATCAGATGAATCTCTCTATCAAAAGTATTTAGAGCATATACGTGATAAAGCATTTGGTGGCAATCGCGCGGACTATCGCAAAAAAGTACGTGCGATACAGGGAGTTGGTGGTGTACGGTTAAGACGAGCACCATATGGTGGTGGGACAGTCAAAGTAATCATTATTGACTCGGACTTTAATGCTCCAACGCCTGAATTTCTTGTTTATGCACAAGAGCTAATTGATCCACCTGAGCTCAAAGGTGATGGCTATGGCACTGCACCAATCGGGCATGAGGTAACGATTGAAGGTGTAGGTGTAGTTGACATGACTATCGAGTGTGACCTTATCTTAAATGGGGCAACGCTTGGACAAATTGAAACCCAAGCTACGGAAACTCTAGAAGCTTACTTTGCGGAACTGCGCGCTAACTGGTACAAAGATTTAGATATTAATGTCCGTATTACACATATCGAATCGCGGCTTTTAGAGATTGAAGGCATTGAAGATATTACAGTCACACGGTTAAATGGTGTGGAGAGTAATATTAATTTAATAGAAGAAATCCCTGCTATTGCAGAAGTGATACTGAAGGAAGTGGGCACATGAATAATCATTTCATGAACGAACTTCCATCATACTATCAAAATATTAAAGAGTTTCAGGAGTTATCCTCTACGGTAGTAAAAGATTGGGATAAACTTGATGAAGCTCTTTTTAATATTGACAATGACCAATTTATACTAACGTCAAGCGAGGCTGCTATTGCAATAAGAGAGCGAGATTTCGGCATTCGCCCAGACCTTCAAAACGAAACACTAAAATTTAGAAAGCTTAGGCTACTGGCTCGGATGCAAGAAAACGCACCACAAGTATTAGAATACTTAATAAAAATACTTACCGATTTATTGGGTGAAAATAATCATCAAATTTTACTAGACACAGATAATTTCGAGATGGAAGTAGCAGTTGAAGTTGAACAAGCTGTGTACTATAACGAGGTAATACGAATAGTTGAACGTATAGTGCCGTTAAATATAGACTTAATGACAACATTGCTTGCTTTAAAAGATTGCTTAGTTATTCTTTCAGGTACGTATGCATGGGCTTTCAGTAACCGCATATGTGGACGATTTAAAACAGCATCTAAGCCAGCTGTCATAGGGAAGGAGCAATTAAGTGTACGGGATGAATCGTATGCTTTTTTAGTGTCTGCACGCGTTTGTGGACGATTTAGAGCAGGAGGTATCAGGATATGAGCGAAATACAGCCTTTGCTAGTGCAACTAACAGAGGAATTTTTAAATAATTTAGTAGTTAGTGCAAAAGTGACTATCAACGGTGTCGTCTATGACAAACCTATATCTCATACCAGCACCCGTTATGGCTTACGAAAATATATTAAATTGACAAATGAGCAAGGTTTAATTACACGCGCTGCCTTAGTAGATGCGCATGGTCGTGAGCTGTACGTAAAGGAAATGAGTTATCAAAAAGGAACGCAAGGTTATACAATTGCATTTCCACTCACATTAAAAGTAGAGGAGGTAAATATTCATGACTGAATTTATGACAGGAGAAATCCCCCTAAACTTTAAACACAATCCATACAAGCGGGTGGTTTGGGAAGATGACTTGGAAGACCCAAACACAGGTGAAGTATTAGAGGAAGGTACAATATTTTGGGCTGAGTATGGGAATAATTTGGAATGGGGTATCTATAACAGCTATCGCTTTATGCTTGAACTCGCCCGTCAAATGCAACGTATACAGGTGCAACTCGAACTTGATGGACGTGCGCCAAACAATGCAGGTTCATTTGCAGATACGCTGGATGGTGGTACAAATAAAATTGCACTTGATAAAGCGCAGACAGATGTTGTCGAAGCTGTTGCGGTGGGGACAACTGTATTAAAAGTAGCAAACACAACAGGGTTTTCGGCATTTAAGCAAGTCACTGTGTATGATGATATTAACAGCGAGGATGTGTTGATTACAGAAATCAATGCAGATGCAAAGACGATTACTGTACAAGCCCTTGCAAATGCGTATAAAAAAGGCGCAAAAGTGGCTTGTAGCAATGTTGCCATTGATACAACACTTGCAGAGATGGGTATAGGCGATTGGCAGACGTATAGTGTTGTGTTAGTGGAGGTGGTGTAAAATGGTGAAATATTATTATGATAAGTACAATGCGGAAACCACATATGTTTACCATGAAGATTACAGTTGGTATCCCGAGTCAGTGCATGACATGCACCCAAGTACGTACCCAACATACGCCGATTATAAATTTGACACAGCGACAGGTACGTACAGCGGGGTAGGTTCGCCGACAACTTTAACGAGAAATAGCCCTAATTTTATCGGTAGATATTGTTTCGGCCCGACAGCCCGCGTCAAGTTTCAAATAACGGGAAATACATTAGATTGGTCTATTTCCTCCGCAGATGGACAAATCCGAGTGAATGCCAAGCATATGATGACGCGGACTGAAACCAGATATACACGGGGAACTATCGTGCAATCCGATATTTCCGCAGAAGATGGCACATACCCAACTAACGGGCGGCATAGCGACGGTTTCTGGTACGTTCGAAAAAGCATGGTGAACACAGCACCAACATACACACAAATACCTGCACAAACTGTGAAAAAAAATACAACAGCAACTGTTACACTTGCAAATTATTTTAGTGATGCTGAAGGGAATACTTTAACCTTTACGGCATCATCAAATAATACTAATGTGGCAACTGTGAGCATTGCATCAGGCAAGCTCACTGTGACAGGTAAAGCAATTGGTACAGCTACAATTACCGTCACAGCAACTGATGGTAGCTTATCAACGTCACAGGCATTTAGCATGACAGTAGCCAACACAGCTCCAAGCTATACGCAGATACCAGGGCAGACAACAAAAAAAAGTGTATCAATTACACTCAATTTAAACAATTATTTTTCTGACGTTGATAACGACGCACTATCGTATTCAGCTACATCCAGTAATGCAGGCATTGCAACTGTAGGGGTAGCGAGTAATATCTTAACAATCACTGGACAAGCAATAGGAAATGCAACGATTACAGTAACAGCAAGTGATGGTAAGAGCACTGCTACACAATCATTTGCAGTAGCGATCACTAATGCAGCACCAACGGTTACAGTTTCACAACCCAGTGCAAATGTCACTTTGTACGAAAATGATTTGTTGCAACTAGCTGGCTCAGCTTCAGACGTAGATGCCAATCAATCCATTACAATCTATGCTCAAGTTAATAATGAGCAACGTATTGTCCTTAATGTTGGTTTAAGTAATGCGCCAGTATCTTTTAACAAGCAGTTAAAATTTGTTGGTGGGAAATTATATGACGATGACACGGTTATCACAGGCAATCTAATAGATAGTATCCCTCATACACTAAAAATTTGGGCGCAAGATGGCGATGGTGCACTATCTACAATAACTGAGCGTGCTTTTTACGTTGTGCCTAACCGACCACCAATTTTAACTATTGATACAGTACAGCCAAGTGGCATTATTGATACAGACAAATTTGTTATTAGTGGTACGGCAAATGATCCAGATAATAACTCAGTTACAGCCTCTTATAGATTGAATGGAGGCAATAGCGTAGCACTGGAGATTACTGAGGGACGTTGGGCTTTTGAGATTGCATTAGGGCAGCTCGATGTTGGTCAAAATACAATTGTGATAGAGCTTGTAGATAGCTATAATTTTAAAGTTTCCAAAACAATTAAGTTAAATAAAACCGAAGTCAAAACGCCTATTTTGCACTCTGTAGCTCGTTATAAAATCGAGCCACCACGTGGGAGCGCAAAGGGCGTTTTGTTATGGATTCAAAGGGATGAGGAGCTTAATTTAATTGCCGAATTGTCCATGACGTTGCAAGGGGAGCAAGAGCAATATGTAAAGCTCACAGCTGACCATACAGCACCAGTGAGCACAGGTGTTGTCGAAGATGAATTTTACTTTGAAGCCAATGAGCCAAAAAATAATATCATTTTAAAACTTTCAACTACTCGTCCCAATATTGACGTTAATCATAAAATACATCTAATAAGTGGGGTGTTGGAGTAATGTTGCGACGTAGACGATTGCCAGATGGCAGTTTTGGAGAACTCGAAAAAGTAGGTGATGCACTTACGACAGATGAACAAGTGATGTCGCTTGGTGCACAGTTAGCACAGGAAAAAATTAAAAATATGCAAAAGGACTTGCTTATTAATAGCTTGGGTACAACAGTTACTCAACTAAAACTCGAAGTCATGTCTTTGAAGGGTGGTGAGGGGTGATGCAATTTTGGCAAATCGCTTTCATGTATAAATGGGTGACGGCTGAGCAGCTACGACTAGCTGTAAAAACGGAAGAAAATCTGTTTGGCGAAATAACGCCTAAACAATACAAAGAAATTACAGGACAAGATTTTTAAACGCAGTCAAACGACTAGCGTTATTTTTATTGTCGAAAAAAGAAGGAGAACGACTCTTTTTATCGAATTATTATAAATATAACTAGAAAAGGATGTGAATTGTAAAAATGGCTATTCTAATTGAAGCAACAACTGATCAAGCTGTTAATTATGTACAAGATAACTTAAAAAGATTAGGTGAAATTATTTCTGTAAAACATAGCAGAAATAGTAACGAAATTGACTACGAAACGATTATTAAGGGGGAAAATGCTACTTTGTATATCCAAAGCGGATTCGCTTCTGGATACGGCGGTACAGGGCCGAGAGCTCTAGTGAAATTATTAGTATCATTTGGATTTGATGAAGAAGAAGTTGAAAGATTAGTAGTTTTAAACACAGATAACAAATTTGAATTTGAGTTAAGAAAATAAATATTAAAAATATGTAGCAACTCCTAGACTAAATGATTAGCAGTTTTTTATTATTTTTATAATCCCAAACGCTTGGGAATCTGAAGGATGCGCATTTGCGTGTCCTTTTTATTATGGGAAAAAGGAACTTTCACGAAAATGGCGAATATTGTCATCGAGGGGGAGTTTTATGTACAAATACACGTCGCGAATCGTAGTCGAGTATCTAGCTTATGACAATCAAAGGTATGTAATAGATTTGCAGTTTGCGGTTAATGTTAGCCACATACTAGCAGACAAATTGTTTTTACAAGAGTTAGGTAAACGAGGACATAATTTAAAAGATACACCAACTTTAAATTATTATCCTCCAATTGAAAAACGATTAATTAAACAGTAGCCTTCCGCAATCTTTTGTGGGAGGTTTTTATTGTAATCAAAAATTGTTGTCACTAGTGTTATTTTTATTATTTAATAATTTGAAACCTTTTCCATATCTGTACGTATAAAAATAACAGGAATGGAAAAGGAGATGGTGAGAATTGTCAAGTAAAGAATTTAGAGATGAACAATTACAATTATTATTATGGGGAGAAATGGTCGAAACGTTGTTTGATGGGGACGTTCCACTATATAAAGAATGGAATCGGCCAGATGAGATTATTGAGGTTTTGGATTTTATAGGTAAAAATAAAGCTTCGAATCATACATTTCCCCCTAAAAATGGTGGTTTTGATTTAAAGGGGTGTACTTTCTCTAATGAACTGGGCTTAGTTGAATTGAAATCAGGGTCTATAAACAATGTAATGAAATCAGGGAGATTGATATTCCAGTGGTTTCCAAAAACTGGGTATGAATGGGCATATTTTATGTTAGAAACTAGCAAAATTACCCCTTCTGGTGTATACGAAAGTTCTTTGGGTAAGAAAGAAGTATTAGTTGAGATTAATCCGGGGCAATACATTGATAGGAAATATTTAGATATAGAGGAATATTGTGGGCAACCATTGCCGAAAGATGCCAGAACAATCTACAGATTTATGTCAGGTAAATTCGTGATTTTCTCTAAGGTATCGAAATATATGACTCTACAAGGCGTTTATAGTGGCAAACATGATGAAGTATCATCTGATGTTTTTAAAATTCAGATTGAAAATGAAATCCGTAAAAATCAAAAAGAATAACAAAGAAATATTCGTCATGCTACTTATCTTTTATAAAGCCTTCCACGACATTGTGGAGGGCTTTTATTATGCGGAAAAGGAAGTGTTACAATGGAATTAACAGCAATTGTAGGCGTGCTAAGTGCATTAATAGGCATGGCATTAACCTACTTGGCATTTATGAGGAATCGAGATAAAGATGTACAACGTAGTGCAGCGGAATCAGCGGTTATTAGTACAAAACTAGATTCAATCAATGTAGGTGTAGAAAACATCCGCATTGATATGAAAGTGGAGCAGAGAGAGCGTATGGAGCTATCAGAGCGCGTTACAAGAGTAGAAGAATCAAGCAAATCTGCACATTTGCGTATCAATAAATTGGAGGGATTAATGGATGAAAATTAACTGGAAAGTACGACTACAACATAAGCAGTTTTGGGTGTCGTTAATTGCATTACTAATCGTGCTCGCTAATCAAATAGCGGGCATTTTTAATTATGATATTACTATTTACAACGATCAGATTACAGCCATTACAGAAACTATACTAAGTATTTGTGCACTATTAGGAATTATCATTGATCCAACTACTCAAGGTACATCTGACAGTACACAAGCACTCAAATATAAAAAGCCGAAGGGGGATAATAAATGACTGATGTAACAACATCTTGTCGAGATTTATCGGAGCTACTACCTGTTGCAGAAACAGCATGTAGACTTTTATTCCAAGAGTGCTTCAAAGCTGGGATACGAAATGTTTTTATCACCGAAACATATCGCTCACAGGAACGGCAAAATTATCTTTATGCACAAGGACGTACAAGACCAGGAATAATCGTTACTTGGACACTAAATAGTAATCATAAATCGCGTCTCGCATGGGACATTGCTGTAGCACCTCCACAGACACTGTATGACGTGGCAACGCTTAGTAAAGTGGGGGCAATCGCTCGCAAGTTGGGTATCACATGGGGCGGTGATTGGCAAGGCAGTATCGATCGACCTCACTTTGAGATTAAATCGACATGGCAAATGCCAAAAGACTATAAGCTTGAGGGGACTGTAATTGTTCCTTCTAATAGTAAGCTACAGGTTCAATTGATTGCAAAAGACAAACAAGAGGAGGTAACTCATATGACACCAACATGGAATCCAGGAAGTCCTTCAATGCAAACAGCTGCTGAACAATACTTAGCGCAGGCTGTTAAAGATGGTATTATCCAAGATTCACACTTAAAGGATTTGCAAAATAAGCAAATGGCGACAGATCGACTATTAGGCCTATACATTACAATTGACCAGCGACGTAGCAACACTAAATAA